CTGTTGTAACAAGCACCCGCCTAGTAAATGCGTTGCTTATATCCCCCTTGTACATGTTTAATAAACCTCTATTTTTCCAAATCTAATAATGAACTCTCTAAACGCATCTGTAGATTCTTGAGCTTTGTCAGCTTCTTCTTTAGTTGCTTTTTTAGAAATTTCTAACGGATAAGCGCCACCATTAGTATTAATTCGGGCGTTTACAAATCGAGAGTGCTTGCAACTACTTCGTCCATTAAACCCTGGGCACGAGCAGATTAAGTCTCCGTCTAAAGTACTGCTTACTTCATAGATTGCAGGGCTCGGACTCATAGACTGGCTCAAGAAAACTTGTATAAGTTTTGTTTCTTGGGCTTGCATGTTCTTCTTCCTCATTTCCGTAAATCCCCTTTTGGAGATTTTAGTGCAATAGGCACAAAAGCTTCTCGGGCAAAGCTCTCTGTAGCAGGACCATAAACGGCTCCCCAAGCCTCTAAAGGTATGTTTGAGGTAACGATAGTCGGTAGGCCGTTATTAAACCGAGTTCTAAGGACGTGGTGAAGCATTGTTTTTTGCCAACCAGACCCAGACATATGTTCCTTGCCTACGTCGTCAATAACCAGCACTCGGATGTTGTAGGCATCGTCTACGGACTCCCCAAGGATTCCAGCAAATAAAGACTGCTCTTCATCTGTAGGGTCTTCCATAAGTGCGCCTCTCAAATCAAGTAAGGCGCTAAAAGTTAAAAAGTAACAGGGACGAACAAGTGTCTTGTTTTCCTCAGGAGAAAAAGCCTCGTAAGGAAACCGTCGAAGAATGTCCTGCAAAATTACCAAAGCCAAAGTTGTCTTGCCGTGCCCCGGCTCTCCGTAAAGCATGAGGCCCTGACCACAACTTGTCTGACCTTTAGATTTAATTACTTTGCCGGCCTCAACTGTAGCGACCCACTCTTTAATTATCTCAACATCAGATGAGATAACCCCAGTGCAATCTTTAAACTCCCAACCCTGACGGTTGTAAGGAATTGCTGCAATCTTCACCCATGAACGGCGTCGAAGTTTTAACTCGTCTACGTTAAACATTTCCCCTCAATCTAGCAAGCGCCTTTTCTTTAAGACGAAGCTCTTCATCGCTTTCTTCTGTGGAAATCATAGAACTCTTTGCCTGCAAAACGTAACTTGGAAATCTAGTAACAAACAACTTCCAAAGATGTTCTGCGTCATCGTACTTTTCAAAATCAATACTACTGAAAAACAAATCTAAAATAGCAAGTTCTACAGCGCCATTAGTATCGTGCTTTTTTCTAAGTGACGCAAGAGCTGGGATAAAACGGCTGTTAGTAACCGACCACGGCTTAATGCTCCAAACGCGGTAGATGCGGTCAGCAAACTCGTAACCAACATCTGTGCACGTCCACTTATCGGCAGGAACGGAATGACGGCTCAAACGCTTTTTATGGTTCTTGGCTTTAGCCTCTTCGTACTCAGCCTTCTTAGAGTCCTGAGTCTTCTGACGAGCCTTAAGAACTTCATCGTCGTCAATCGACGATTGCTTTTCAAAAAATTCATAGCCCATGCTATCCACCTCAATGTTAATCGTTTGGAACTCTTCCACCGACTCCGTCGGTGTATCTGGTTTACTTATAAGCGAATTAGCAAATACAGAGTTATTGCTATTCTGCACTACAAGGGGTAACGATAGTTCGGCTGTCAGACGGTCTGAACCCAAGACAGTCAGATAGTTCTTCTTAACAATACTAGCCCCAATTTTCTGGGTCTTCAGCTCAATGTAGCCGAGCTCTCGCAACTCTTTTAGTGCCTTGAGTGCGGAATGTCGCCCAATTTGCCAATGGCCCATTACGGACTCGGCAGATATGTTTAGTCCAGCGTTAGCCTTTACAAGTATGGCTAAAGCAAGTGGCGACAAAGGAATCAATTACTTGTTCTGTTCCATGTCTTCGGTTAACGCGTTTAACTTTTTAGCTAAACGTTCAACAATTAAATTAACAAAACTGTCAATAGCAACGTAGATGTCGTCTACCGCATCCTCGTATTCTTCTTCTTCCTCCTCCTCTTCAACCTCTTCGTCTTCTGGCTCTTCGTAATCTTCTTCCTCTTCTACAACTGGAGTCTTTTCCGTAGAGGCCTCATTAGCGGGCATTACAGGTGTAGAGGAGCGCTTAATCTCATCCGCTGGGGTTATCTTAGACAACCCATCGCAAAGGTCGTAAGAAGCCAAGCCATAGGTTTTACAGACAGCAAGGGCGTCTGCACAATCTGGGTCCTCATCGCTCCAAAGGATAAAAACCTCTGACTCTTTAAATGCTTTAATAGAGTCATCTATAGGGGTTGTAGTCTCAACCATAGTTGCGTGAGAGATGCTGTCTAAAAAAGCACCAGCGTTTGCGTAAACAATTACATCAATCTTTTGTTGTTTAGCTTGCTGCGCGGCCCATACCTGACCCTGACTAGGTTTTGAAGTAAATGAAAGAACTAGGGCTTTTGGGTCGCCGTTTGCGTAGTAATGGTCGGACATCAGGGCTTCAACATTTGCTCTGCTCGTCGCGCCACTACCTGTCAGTAATACTGTGTAATCTGCCATGTGGACTCCTTAAGACGGTGGAGTCGCAGACTATACCCGAAGTTCTACTCTGGTCTAGTTGGGCGTATTACGGCTGGTTTAAAGGTTGTCATTCGGTCTGCAGCAACTGTAATAAAAAGGGACAAAAACGCGGAAGATACCGTTAATGCCACAAACAGTCCTATTTTGGACACACCAAGTAACGCAAGCCCACCAGCTGAAAATATTAAAGACGCCAAAGCTTTAAACATCTTTAACTCTACTACCTGGTCAATTACGGCCAAGAAAAACGCAGAAAAACAAGCAGCAACAATAAATTCAAACATGCTTATATTCTACTACGGTTTAGCAAATAACAGCTGGAACTGGCTTCCTAAGGTTAAATAGTTAGGTAAATCGTTTATTAGACGGCCTTGAATAGTCCCACGGTTTTTATAGTAATGGCTTCTAGCAGCGTTGGCGTTAGTGTCACCGTTCTCCCAAATTAAGTTTGTTAAAGAGGTAACCCCAGTAGCCCCGTCAAAATAAGAGTTTACGTAGGCACTGGCTTCAAACAAGGCTTCATCTAAGACTAAGTACAAACTTGTACTTGTTGTTGGGTACTTAACTCTTACAATTGCATACGCGGCATTTGCAGGGCTTGTTGAGGTGACGCTTGGTCGAACAAAAGTAGTTAAATTACCAGTAGTAACCGGCGTTCCAAATTGTTCAGTTCCCATACTCACGGACGGGGCACTGTACAAAGTAATTATGTTGTCAGCTGAGTCATACCACGCAACCGATGCTGTAATTGGATTTGCTGCAGTAGGCGTTGCGTTAAAGTACTTTGCGTAAACACTAAACGTATACGTTGTGTTTGGGAGAATAGTTGTAACGTTTTCTGATTTTATAACCACACTTCCAGAAGCTGTTGGTTTTGCAACTAACGTTTCACCAGACAACGCTGTAGGTGCTGGGCTAAGGGAGGACCCCAGTACCAAAGTTCCGTTAGTTATTCCCCATTGGGTGTTTGTAGTGAAGTTAGGGTTTTTAAGTTCATTAATTCTAGATGCTTTAAAGGTAATTTTAATTAAACGAGAGTCTTCAAAAGTAGTAGCTGAGTTAGCGTTTTCAAACATAGCCGCATCAAAGTAAAAAATTTGACCACTTGTTGCGCTAGCAATACTTATTAAAGGTGTAGCAAACGCAGCATTAACGGGAGCAACTGCGCTAACTGTTGGCCTATTTGCTGTGCCGTTTGCCATTCCAGCAACTGGCAAAGATACTTCTGCGCCAAAAGCACTTGTAGACAAATAATTTCCACCTAAGTCGTGCCACTTAATAGCTACTTTAGCGTTTCTTGCAGTTGCTGCAGACACACCAAAAATACTAAAGGTGTAGTTGCCCCCAGCAACTCCAATTGATGCAGGAATACCGTCAGGTGGCGGTGTGGTTGTGACTCCTTGAGAAGAGCCTGCAGCGGCACTTGCAATTTTAAACTCATAACCATTTGATGAGTAAACTGTTGCGTTTGATAAGTTAAACGCTGATGTGGAGAGACCGGTAATTGTTACTTTATCTCCATTTACAAAATTGTTTCCGGTTGTGTAATAGGTTACATAAGTACCGTTTCTAGATACACCAATAATGTTTGCAGATTTTACTGGAATCCCGTTTGTTGCTTTAGGGGATGGGTAATATCCACAATCTAAAGTAATAGTTCCTGTAGTTGTTGTAGTTACTTTTAACAGGTATTTTTGTAAATTAGGAAAACTTGCCGGCAAATCATCGTCACCTCTGTAGGCAATAAGAAGCCCAGACCCACCGGGCGCTCCCACTACCCCAGACTGTTGCTGAGCTAAAGTTGCGGTACTAGAAACCCATGCCCCTACGCTTTGTTCAAACGAAGAGTCGTTTATGTCTAACATTAAATTTTTTCCAAGCGTAGCTTCTAGGTCCCAACCTGTGTAAGACTTTAGGTAGGTTATTAGACCCGAGTATGAGCCTTTATTTTTATAAATTTTTATGGCGTTTCTTAATAGAACTCTAGACTGCTGTAGTCCAATTTCAGGTTCAAATTTTAAACCAAACTGCTGCATCATAGGCGCGATATATCGACCATCAACGTAAGTTGTATCTCCTGAGTACATTAAGTTTGTAGCAAGAGTTTTTTCTAGGTCGTATTCAAAAGCAAAAATACTTAAAAGGCTTCTTAAGTCTTCGTTCTCTCGACTGTTGGTGTAGTCGTAGATAGTTGTACCGCTAGCGGGGTTTGAAATTACTAGGTCTGTATTACGGTAAACAATAGGGAGGTAACTCCACATTCTGTCAAGTGTGTTAAAGTTTTTTACCGAAACTCCGTAAGCATTTCCTGCTCTAACCCAATCAGTTACATTTGCAGGTAAAAGAAAAATAGAATAGTAGTAGGTTCTTCCTTGTTCTAAGTTAGAGTCTTCAAAATACTCTTCAAAACTTACGTTGTCTTTTTCAATAAGAAGTGTACCGTCGTCAGGGTCTACCGGAAATCCGTATTTATTTCTTACTAGTCTAAACTTAGTCCAAGCACCCGTTGGAGTATTCCATATTACGTTAATAGTCCCATATGCTTTTGGGACAGTGTAAAACGGGGCAGCACTGAACTGCACAAGAGCGGCGTTACCGTAACGTACTCCTGTGCCGTAAAAATCAACTCCATAACGACCCATTTTAAATTACCATTTCTCTAACGGACAAGCGGCAAGTTTTAATTTTGTTTTTACAGCCATAAAACAACCACACTCTTTGCATTGTTTAGTTAGCTTAATTAACTTTGGACATCCGTTACAGATTTCCATACGTTTATCTGCTGTATCTTCATCAATGTATTCAGTGTGAGGGTTTAACAGGTCCCAAGGGCGTGTATCTCCCAGTTTGGCTTTGTATTCATCCCATTTACTCATTACTCCATCTCCCCAGGGATAATGAAGTCTCCATCAACATAGCGCCAACCTTCTCCAAGTATTTGGTAATGCTTATGAATAGAGGGGTCAATTTTAATAATAAAAGGGTCTGACAATAAAACCGCGTAAAGCATTTCATCGCAAGTTAGCTCAGTAATTTGATTGTTTTTTGAAGTAATCTTTACACAAAATGACCCGTCTGTTGTAGCAACCTCTTTAAAAGAAGTTGCAGTTAATAACGTTTCAGAAAAGAAAGAATCAAAGACTAGACTCTTTACAATTTCTCCGTCTATTACACAGACAAGCCAGTCTGAGGTAAGCCCGTTTGGGACACGTTGTGCTTTTATTCCTGGCATTTTCCAGTCAATATCGGCGTAATTTAATTTCATATATTTATCCTAGCACTCTGTTGGACAGCATCTAGTTCTGACACCGGCTGGGTCATTGTTAGCGTCGCAGTCCCCAACGCCGTAGCATTGAAAGTAATTAGAACTTGCTGAGTTATAGACATCGTAGTCAGTGCAGCGATATTTTAACCCTTGGCTACAACAGCTTAAGTTTCCGGTACAGGTAGCGCCCGCAGTGGATTGGCAAGAGGGGTATATTCCAGTGTTGTTATACGAACAAGCAATACTGTAACCAGAACCTGATTGTGTTTGGTTGTTAGTACTTCCGCCGTTGTAAGAACAATTTCCCACACCAGCACATTGCGAACTTGTAGTGCAATAATATCGATATGGAGTAGCTACAGGAGCTGCCGCAGAGGCACTTCCGCTTCCTCCAGAGCCAGCGCTGTTTGATGCGTAAACTGTTATCGTTGAGTCCCCAGCATTGCTTGCTGAAGTACCTGATGTGGAGTTGTACCCATACCCAGAAAAACTGTAGTAATAAGTAAAAGGCGCGGTTCCACTAGGAGCAGACCAACTAAAATTAGACTGTCCTCCCGAGTAAGACCCAGAAACAAGCCCAGACATACTTCCTGGGGCGATTACAACAGGCGGCCTTGTAACAGAAGCGCTTCCAGTTCCTCCATCGCCCGCACTATTTGATGCATAAACTGTTATTGTCTGTGAGTCTGCATATACTGAATACGATGTACTGCTTGTGCTTGTATACCCATATCCAAGACTGTAGTAATAAGTAAAGGGAGCAGTACCTGTTGGCGGTGACCAGTTAAAAGTAACTAACCCGTTGCTCCAAGAGCCGGAAACAAGTCCAGACATACTTCCCGGAGGTGTTACTTGAGCCGGTCTTTGCACGTAAGTACTTCCGGTCCCTCCAGAACCTGCGCTATTTGATGCGAAAACTGTTATGGGTAACGCATCTGCGGTGAATGATACTGATGTATTGTTTGTGCTGACGTAGTCAGACCCAGTACTATAGTAATAAGTAAAGGGAGCAGTACCAGTTGGTGCCGACCAATTAAAAGTAATTACTCCGTTGTTCCAGGAACCAGAAACAAGTCCAGACATACTTCCTGGCGGGTTTACTGCTGGAGGCTCAGCTCCAGTAGTTACGGTGTTAGACGTCATAGTTCCACTACCGTTGCCGTTACTTGCTGTAACAGTTACATAGTAAGAGGTTGAATAACTAGCGCCAAAACTCCAAGAAGTAACGGAAGTAGGTTGAGAACCGCTAGTAGCTATGTAAGTGTAATCGGACCTGTATAAATTATATTCATAAGACGTTGGAGTAGTTCCAGCTCCCCATGAACCTGAGTTTGAGGTTACTGTGTTTCCGCTTGCACTAGCTACTGGCGTAGCGCTTCCAATAGGTCCTGAAGGTGCAACATAAATGTAAGGAGTAGCGGCGTTTGACGCCCCGCTTGCTGCAGCTGAACCATTTGCATTAGATGCAACAACGGTAAAGGTATACGCAGTTCCATTTGTTAACCCAGCAACAGAGATAGGAGAACTGGAGCTTGAACCAGTTAACCCTCCAGGGCTAGATGTTGCTGTGTACGTAACAGTTTTTCCGCCAGTACCGTTTGCAGTAAACCCTACAGAGACTGTGCCAGAAGCTCCAGTAGCAGTAGCAGTACCAATAGTTACGGGTTGCGGAATAGTGGTGGCAAAAACAGAGCCGCTAGTAATAGCAGGCCCTGTTCCAATAGAGTTTGTGGCGGTTACGTTATACGTGTAACTAGTACTAGAAGACAGCCCAGTAATTGTTAAGGGAGAAGAAGCGCCACTTGCAGTTAATCCACCTGGACTAGACGTAATTGCGTAGCCTGTTACTGGAAGTCCTCCATCGTGTACAGGCGCTGTGAAGGAGATAGTTGCACTGGCGTTGTTGTACGCCCGAGCAGTTCCTACATCAACACCAGATACAGAAGCAGGGGCGTAAGGAACTTCCCTGCTTGAAGAAGAAACAATTCCAGAAATAGCCATCAGCTTGTACTCAAGTCTCCAACTAGTACAAATGACTGTGAAGTATTTAGCTTAATAAGTGTTGCAGATGAGTTTGTAGCGCGTAAGAATAGACCAGGCGCCCCAACTACAGACGCAGAACCAGCAGCTACAACTTGAACCGTTCCAGCTCCTTTACGAAGAATGTGCAATTGCGCTCCTTGCGGAAACGCTACTGATGAGTTATCTGGAACAGTAATAGTTACTGCTGATGCACTATCTACAACAATCATTGCATTTTTATCAGTAAGAGCAAGAGTGTAGTTTGCTGTTTTGTTTGAAATAGTTAGGTCAGCCATAGTAACTCCGCCAGAAAAATTACCTGCGGAGTCAATGTAAGACAGCACAGTTCCTGAAGAGTTTTGCCACTCAAGTAGGTTAGCTGATTGAGAGGCGGCTCCCTTTAAGATAAGAGGCTTAGTAGTTGCCAACCCAGCAGTAATAATGTTTCCTGTATCACCGGCTTTTTTAATGTATTGAGTGTGAGTATCAGAGACAATACCTGTTTCAAGGTTTGCCAAACGAGCAGATACAGTTAAAAACGGGTTAGAGGCGGCATTAAACGTTCCACCAGAAGAAGGTGTTGTAGAAATATTTGGGTTTATGCCCAAAATAGTTTCAATAGCAATAACCTCATCTTGCAAAAGGTTTGGGTGAGACGCGTCAATAACGTCTACAACGTTTACCTTTGTAGAGTACGAGGCGATACTGGCTGGGTAGGTTGCTGTCATGTTTTTTCCTTAGCTCGTGATTCCGCCGGAAGCGTTGATAGTGATGGTTCCTTCTTCTGGTATCTCATTTATAGCGCATACAACGTCTGCAACAGAGAATACTTGCATTCCAACTAGGCGTGCAGTTCCTGAAGCAGCTGTTGAAGCCACTACAGTATTTCCAAGCCGTGCATACGTAAATGTGGTTGGGGTAGTGTCTAGTATTTGGTAAGTACCGTTAAAGTTAACATCTAACCCAGAAACAGTTACATACTTTTCGGCTTGAAACCCGTGATTAGTAGAAGTAGTAATTGTTGCAATTTCACCGCTTAGTTCTTTGTTTGTAATAGTCCATGAAGAAGTAACTGCAGCAGAAACAACATCTGTTGCTGTTTTACTATAGGTAAAGGTAGTTGTAGTTGGAACGCTTAAAACGACATAAGTTCCATTAAACGTTGTATCTACATTTGTAATGCTGACTGTTTGACCAACCGCTAGACCATGTGCTGACGCAGTTGTAAGGGTAGCAACATTTGAGGTTAAAGCTTTGTTTGTAATTGAAGAAAATTGCTGTGCGTCACGTCGACGAAGGACGTTAAATTGCGAGTAGTCAACCCCCGGTACATTTGCAATAATTCTCATCAAATACTGCAGGCTTATGCGGTCTGAAAACAACACGTTATCAAACGTTAAGATTTCTGCTAAAGCTGCCAAGACCGCGCTTTTAACGTTAAGTTGACGATATTGCGGCAAAACTGTTAAATCTAAAGTAATATCAACAGGAACATAAGAAGGAGGAGCAATAGTTAGTGAAGTGTTTGCTGGTGCCTTACCTTGCAAATAAGTTGCAACAATGTTTTTAAGCACGTTGAAAGTATAAGTAGGAGTTACGTTGTCTACTTCAACTCCGCGGTTTCCAAATAAAGCCATGTATAAGACTACGCTGCTGTACGTCTCAGCTTTTGAGTTTGCTTTTGCAACTCCAGAAACCTGTAAAGCTAACGAAGAGTAATCATTTAAAGAAACTGCTCTGTTTAATGACTTAAGGCTAATAGGAGCATTAACTTTAATAGAATCTGTTGTTTCAGCGCTTGCTCCACCGCCTGCAGCTGCTGGGTTTGTAACGCTAAGACCAGACTCGTTTATGTTTAATAGCTCTGTGATGGAACCAGCAGTAACGTTGCCTTCTACGCCCCCACCTACTCTATAAGTAGCTCTAATAACTTTTCCTAAAGGAGGTATTTTTCCACCAATATTGTCGCCAAATTGAATAAAAGATATGTCATCGGCGTCAGTAAATACCGTAAACGCGGGAGCGCTTCCCGGAAAATCAATAAGGTATTGAGTTCGTTCATATGAAACATAATCAACTGTTACAGCAACTGTAGATTCAATTACTGGGTAGGTTTTTAGTTGGTAAACTTGATTAGCTTCTCCAGTAGAACTATAAGTAACAATTTCTTCGGTAACAGTAACCCCTTGAGTTGCAAAAACGTCTGCTTGACCAGGTTTAGCTCCACCAAGTCCTGTAATAGTTCCTGTTGTAGCCGCACTAGCCACAGTTGATGAGCCAATTACAACCGTTAAAGTAGTTGCGCTAGGTACAGTTAAAACTGTTGCAGTTCCAGTTACGGCCGCAAATGGGGACACAGTATTTGTAAAAGTAACAGACTGACCCACATAAAAAATGTGAGCTGCTGAAGTAGTTACGGTTACAGTGCCGCTAGATATAGCTAAATTTGAAATTGTAGAGGTTGTTGTAGAGGCTGGAACCGTAATAGTTTCGTCAGTTTCAAATACAACTTGAGATGACACACCGTTAAGGGAGGCTGTAGCGCTAACCTGTGTCAATGCTGGAACCTCAATAGGGGCAGCAGAAGTGTTACTAAATGTAAGGTTTACGTATGAAGGGCTACTCTGCGTAGGTTGGTAGTCTAGAAGAGCAGCTTGGCGCAAAATACTAGAACGTTTTGTAGCAGTTGAAATAAACGCTTCATTTGCGCTTCGGTCAATATAATATGACTGCAAGTCTCCCAGATAAGCTTGAAGTTGAATTAACGCATTACCAAAGTCTGTAGAGTCTTTATAGCTCTTCCACTGAGGAGCATAGGTAGGTACCAGTAGGTATAGGTCATCGCGGATAGACAAAAAGTCTCGTGAGGTGTAATCCACTTGCGGTACAAAGTTTTGGTCAGCCACTGGTTACCTCGTTAATAATATCGCCAAATCGGGTGAAAGTTGCAGTTCTTATTCTAACGGAATCTTGGACCCCAGTAACGTCAGCGTAGTAAATTTCTAGGTCAAAATACCCGGTGTTGTTGTCTAAAACTGCGGTCAAGTCATTAAACATCAATGTAGGGAACCATTTTGAAAACGCCTCAGATATAGTCGTTCTACACATTTCTAGTGCCGACTGTTCATTTTCAAAAACTGCTTTTGGGACAAGGGTTCCATAGTTAGGAAGCATTACCCGCTCTCCTAAGCTGGTGAGTATTACCAAAATAATTCGGTCTCTCCATATTTTTCTTTGGTCGGAGGTATGCTCAACAAGCCCTGTGGCGTTAAATTTAAACGGCCAAATTATCGCTGATTCTGCCATTACAGTACTCCCATCCAGACTGGAAAATTAGGGTCTCCGCCTACAAACATTACCCAAACAACGGCGTTTCTAGCGGGTGTGCTTTCATTTGCGGCTACAGGAGTTCCGTTTGAAACCCCAGGTGCTCGGCATGGCAAAGCCCAATTAGATACAGCTTCCCCAGTTATTTGCGGAACAGTTAGTTTAATGCGGCTTCTACGCTCTGGGTCGTCAATGTCTACGCATTTTCCAGGGTAAATGCCATAAAAACGTCGGTCGTAGTCTTCAGAGGACACCTAAAGCACCTAACCTTTCACTTGCCGCTTGCGTTCTATATGAGTTTCGTTCTACACGCCGTAAATCCCTGTTACCTCTAGCAACCCATTTTACAATCGTGGTTTCTTCAGAGGTTAAGGGAGTTCGGTTTAATGTTTTTGAAATAGAACGAGGAGAGGAAGACAGCTTACCCAGGTTAGCCACGGATAACCCTGTAAACCCATTTAACTTGTCTTGGCTTTGGCCAATAATAATTTTACGAACTTCTGGGGTTGGACGAGCCAATAAAGTGGTTCCATCTTTCCATCGGTTTCCTTTTCCTAAAGAGTCAAGGCCAAGTATAAGTTTAGTTGTGTATCGTAAGGTTTCAATTACATGTTCGGCCTCTAAAATTATCCAGTATCCCTCGTAAGACTCCCCAATACCGGACAAATAAATAGGCATTCCTGGTCGTAAAGAGGCGTTTCCTAGAACTTCAGCTGTTGCTCTGTAAGGAAACATAGTTAAAATGTCTGCAGATTCAGACTCATAGCTAGCTGAGGCGTAGTCTAGAGCTACAACATCAGTATTAAACCGGTCAAAAAACTCTTCTGTTCTGTTTTGTCGTACAGTTACATCTCTAGTTTGTTTAGTTACTGCAAAGTTTGTGTTGGCACCTGTAGTTAAATCAATGCCAGAAATAGCTGTTGCGGATTTAGAGCCTTCTTCCCAATGTAAAGTTTCTCCAATAATAGGGTTAAAAGAGTAAAGCGTACTTCCCTCCGGGTCATTAGCGTTACGCATTTCAAAAATATTTGCTTGAGCCTTATATGTTGTAAAATCTTCATCCAAAGGTTCAAAATAAATTGAAGTGTTTTCAGTACGTAACGAATAACCACATTGTTTAGCTAAACGTACCATCATTAACCAATCACTAATTCCCGCTTGAGCAATTTGAGGATACACTCTAGGGTGGTCAACAACTGAGTAAGAAAACTCGTTTCTTTCCGCAATTTCTTTAACTACAGCAGAAGCAGTCATATTTTTGTATATTCTTTGAGAAGATTGTTTTAAAACATACGACGCTCCAATTAAAACTACCTTTACGTGGTCAGCTCCAGGAGTTTTTACCGGCTCAAGATGGTGAACATACCCATAAAATGTTCGTTCACTATTTGGTTCTTGGTACAAAACATCTACAGGAATTCCTGGCTTTATTAAATCAAAAACAGGTTCCCACTCGTTAAAAGTAAGATAAGCAATTTCATGCTTATATTTTTCTTGAACAAGGCGAAAAGAACTAAGTCTAGAAGGCGCCTCGTCAATCCCGTTAAATTTAATGCTAATAAATTTAAGCACGACGAGGTACCCTAATAACTGTTCCGGGAGTGATGTTTAAAACATCTTCAATTTCTGGATTTGCTTCCGCAATAACCCACCAAGAGTAAGGACTTCTGTAATTACTCTGAGCTATATTGTCTAACCTATCCCCATCTTGCCAAACATAGTCTGACCAGCTTAAAGTACCAAGCTCACCAAAATCGTAAGTTACTACAGATGTTATGTTTCCGTCCTCTACAACAGAAATGTAATAAATATAGGAATCGTTGTACCTTGAGTTTCTTAAGACAGTCATTACGCACCCTCTGCCAATCCAACAGAAGCCATAAGGTTTGCTGTAATTTGTATTTGACTTCTAATAGGTTTCATATCAGTAGTAAATTGTAAATGGTTTACGGAAATACCGTTAATATACCCAAGGTAATTTAATGGACCAATTTCAATTTTTACTAGGGTTGCAGACAAAAATCCAATATCTGAAGTAACACGGCCAAGGGAGTTTTTCCATCCGCCTGACATGTAATTAGCGTTTGGACCATTGATAGTTTGATATAAGAATTCAATATCGTGCAAAGTACCTAACTCGTATAGCTCTCTAAGTTGTTTTGTCATCATCTCTGGGGTAGCTATACCTAACTTATGTGGAGTGTAAAATTTAGAAAAATTTTCTCTCCACTGTTTTTCTCTGTCTTTTCCTTGTGCAGGGTCCCATTGTTTTGGGCCTTTATGAGCAAAACAAGCAAAGTCATTAATACGATTAACTTCAAGGTTTAACATAATTGTCTCTTGACCAGGAAACGCGCCAGCAACTCCAACAAATCGGTCTTGCATAGATGGGGTTACGTCTGGGTTTAGGCTTACTGATGTACCAAAACTGTCTGGGTTCCATAGGAATTGAAAGCCCATTTGACGCGCATCAGCGCTTGGCTTAGACCCGTTTCCAGTATATTTAGTATCAGATGCAGTGGCGTACCAAACAATTCTTCCACGACGCATTGCATTCTTTGGACTAGTATTTGGATTAGTTCCGACTACGTTTGCTTTTGTAGCAGAATTTCCTTTGTCTTGGGCGCTACCAGGAGAAACAATATTTTTTTTAAAATCTCTATGGTCTACAGTAGATGGGGCAATAGGCAAACTCCACTCATGCGGAGATAAGTTAAACGTGTAGTTGGCTAAATTAATAGGTGGAGAAAAATCATCTTTATTTGCCCTAGCTAGTTTGTCAGCAATATTAAAAGGATTATTTTTGTCAAAAAATTTTCCAATACTGTCTAAAATAGAAATGCCAACACCGCCACCGGCTGCCGCGGTTGAAGATTTTGGGTTAAAAGTTACTGCCGAAGCAATAGCTCCTCCAATTCTAGAAGTAAAATAATTAGAAGCGAATAAAGCCCCGCCTGCCGCAGTAAGAACAGCTCCGGACGCTAATGTGGCAGCTCCACCAGAGGCTACTGTTGTAGACACTTGTTTTACTGCTGTTCCCGTACCAAGAACAGGGTCAACTACTGCGGATACTACTTTTGAAGTGGTTCCACTAGCCCCGTTTAATGAAGCACCTAGCCCAAGAAGTGGCCTACCGCCAGGGGGTACCGCAACAACCTGCTCAGCGTTTACTTTGCGAACAGCTCTAGTTGTTGTGGTAATTGGATAAGAAAGGTTATATGTAGTCCCGTTTGTTGGTAGGTCGCTCATTAGTGTGAAACTGCCTTTCTAATTAAGTTGTCGTAATCAAGAGCCTTTTTAATTTCTGAAGCAAGCTTGTTTTCATCCCAATTTGCAGACCCTTCAACTTTGATAGTAATTCCACCATAGTTGATGTTATAGCCGCCGTTTCCTGAAGCTCCAGAAGCTGATACAGGACCACCCTCAGCTCGAACCCCTAGAACGTCATTCTTAAGTCCTTTACCTAGTTCAGCAACTAGTTTTGCAAACTCAGTCTTACTAAGTGTGCCTTTAAGCGAATTAATAATTCCTTTAAGACCACCTAACGGGCCGCTATCTGTAACAGCGTTAAATACATCGCCTGCAATGTCGGCAGCTTTATTTACTATTGTTCCAGCAGCTTTAGAAATACCTTGTCCTGCTGACCAAATTTTTCCGCGCACGCTGTCGTACCATGGGTCGTCAGTTCTCGGGTGCCCGTAGTGTTTACCCGCAAGACCAGCAGCTTGTGCAGTAGACCAAGCTTTATAAAATGTACGGCCTTGACTTGATATGTCCCAAGCAATTCTTGCGTTAATTTCTGGGTCATATAAATCCCAGTCATTTTTAACTCCGTATTTAGCATAGTTGGCTCTACGACGGTCGCCCTGCCCTCGGTTTCCAGCAATGTCATTTTTCATATTAATTTGGAATAGTCCGTAAGACATGTCTGCGCCCATGAGATTTTCGTTAACTGGTTGGCGACCCGACTCCTTAGAAATAATTCGTATTCCATTTTCAACATCTTCTGGAGTTTTCCAGCCCGCTCTTTTAAGAATAGTCCGCAGTTCATCGTGAGGAATCTGGTCCCCGGCTTTGTATTTTCCTTTGTAATCTTTTTCGTGCATGTGGCGAGTTGGTTTGCCATTATTATTATCAACATTTTCGTGAGTCTCAGACCCATCAGAAAACTTCTTAGTAACTTGACCGCCAGCATGCATAAACCCAGCAAAGTTAAGTTTATGATTTGGGATAATTTGACCGTCTTGTTCAGGAGCAAAAAATTCAGGACCACTTAAGCCCACCATCTTTTGTCCACCACCACCGTGAGGTACGTAAAGTTCTGGGCCTTTTTCTCCAACAATGTATGTATTTCTAGCTGCTGTTTCTCCACCTTCTGCCAAGAACGGGATGCCAGTAAGCATGTCAAGCAGTTCTCCGCCAACTCCGTTACCGACTCCTGTCATTGTGTCAGCAAAGCCTTTTCCACCAGCAAAAAGGTATGCCAGTTGTTCAACGACCGGGATATTAGCTAGTTTTACCATTAAGTTGCTAAAACTACCAGCCATTTTATTTGCGGTTTCAAATCCTTGGACAATTGAATCAGTAAACTGCCCAATCATATTTGATGAGGCGTTGTCTCTTTTTCCTTTAGACTTAATAGCGTCTGGAATAACGCCAGCTGCA